TTCTTTTTGTTTATATACTTTGAAAACACTTTCTAGTAATGAATTACCAAACGGATAGTTATTGTCTAGGCCTTCTGATAGGCTGATATGTACAACATTTTTAGCATCAACTGTGATTTCATTTGATTGATTACCAAAGCGTGTACCTGGCGGTTGAGCTGCTGATCCTACCATACCACGTCCAAACCCGCCACCCGATGTATATGAACTTACACCGCTAGGTGCTGTGTTAGTTGTACCATGAGGTGTTACCGCCACCATTTCTTTAAAATTAAAGTTAATGTCACGAATCACATATTGCTCTGGAATTTTACCTTCGCTTTCGTTTACAATGATTTTGCTTACTTTGGCTGCATCAACAAATAACCATTTTTTAGTTTCTGGATCTCTTAGGAAAAAACAATCGCCATACTTAAACGTGTTACGAACAATTTTAAAAATACGTGTTTCAAATTGTTGTTGTTTAGTCCATTTTTGAAGTGCGTCTTTGATTAACTTAACTTCAGTACCAGTTGGTTGGCCGCGGAAGAATGTGTGAAATGGTGTGGCATTTTCTTTGTCTTTTTGTGTACAGAATTCTGCCAAAATATCTAAGGCAGCATTAACTTCACTGTCCATGTCCATAGTGTCATATTGCATATAACGTTCAACACGATTTGGAGTACCAGCATACACATCAGGTAAGAAACTTGAATAGTTAGCACGAGCCGGGCCAGCACGGCCTCTAGAACTACCAACCGGACTTAATGATCCGCCTTGGTTGTTAATATTAACTGGTGTAAAATGTTTTTTCCAACTCATAAGTAATCCTATGTTGTTGAATTAGATTGATTTGAGTAAATCATTACTCATTGCCTGTACTGCTGATAGTTGGCGTGTTTCTAATTCAAACTGTCCTTTGTTAACAGCTATTAATTGTTCTAGTTTAGTATTTAAGCTAGACAATAGGCTTTCAGCTGATTCTTGAGCAGGAGCTGGTTTAGATCCTTTTCTCTCTTCTTCAGTTTTTTTAGCATCATCTTCTTTTTTCTCTGCGGCTGTTTTGGCTTCAACTGCGGCTTTTTTAGCTTCTTCTGCTGAAGTAATTACCGCTTTAGTTCCATCAGTTGATGCCGGTAATATTCCACTTTTTTGTGCTCTGAGTTCAGAGGCCAATAGTGCCGTTGGATCAGATGTACCGTAATCTAATTGTGCTTTTTCTTCTTTGGCTGAAATTTCTTTTTTATTGGCATCATCTAATTTTCCAGCGTGCCCTTGTTTGATTCCTAATAGCCGTTGATCAATACTAGCCGCGGCTTGATCTCGTTTTTGTTGTTTTGTATCAGCATTTCTTTCGTGGGCTAATTTTGCACGTTCTGCATCTCTAGCCGTTTCTCGCCCGTCAAGGATAGCTTGTTCAGCTTTAACCCCCTCTCTGGCGGCCTTGACAGCGTCACTGCCTCCAAACAAGCTGGCAATTTTTTCAGCTATCATTAGGTAGATGTCTAGTAATCCTAAACCAAAACGTTTTATATTATCGCCAACTGCCTGTAAGGCTGTACCAAAACTCTCACCACCGTCATACAATCCTTTGAATATCAATATCAATGATGCAGCAACAATGGCTAATGGAAGGAAGGGAGCAACAGCTGCCCATGTTGCTGCGGCTAAGGCTGTAAGTCCACCGCTGGATATAAACAGCAATCCGGTTTGGACCCCAATCATGACATTCCTGGCTAGTTCTAATCCTTTAGTTATCAACATTTGACCGTGCGTTAGCAAGAACAAAGTACCTAGAGCAGCCATGATCGGCACAAGATTATCCCAAATATATCCAGCAACACTCATAAAAGGTTTCAGCACATAGTCAACAACTATACCACTGATTAATTGCAGAGCAGGCCATACATATTCTGAAATTACGCTGCCTAGTTGTTGGAAAATTGGAAGTATGTCAGCAACTAAAAATCCAGCTATGGTTAGAAATGCCGGATATAAAAATTCAAATGCGGCTTGAATTCCAGTGGTCAACATACTAAACACTGGCACTAACAAGTTCTGAACGATGTTAGCCAATACAGTAAATGCCGACATCATGGTAGTCAATATACCGCTGTTAGCCAGTGCCATTTGGAAACTATTGCTAAACTCTGCTAATTTTGCTTTGGCTTCTTCTGTGGCTTTTACCTGACCATCTGTAGTTTTAGCAGAATTAGCGATCTCTACATTGGATTTTTTAAGTCCGTCGGTATTAATCTGTTGAGTAGCTGCTAATCGATTAACTGTACCGCTTAACTCAGCACTAGCAGCTCCTGCGTATTTTATATTCTGAAGATTTTTTGCCCCTTCCTGCTTCATCATGTTGTTTAGAGCGTTGCGTTCTTCTAAGGTTACTGCTTCGCCTCGCTGCATTTTTTGATTCATTCTCTGCAGCATGGCCGCGCTCTGAGGCATCATAGCCATGAGTTTTTGATTTTCGTCTGTAGTAGCTGTGCCAGTAGCCATGATATCTTTGGCAAATTCGTCAAGTCCTTTAGGTAGCCCGGTTGTTACAGCAAGAAAACTTTTTCTCACTCCATCACCAAGTCCAGACATAGACGCTTGGAACTGCGCATCTTTTGCCATTGCAGCCATTTGATCTTCTACCTCCTGACGACTTTTGCCTGTGGCTTTAGCCAATAGATCCATTTCTTTAAGATAACTTTTAGCACCTTCTGCTAATTGTGCATTAGATTGTTTACCTTGCTGTCCTTGCAGTCTCATAAGATTACCGTAGCTGGCCAATCCTTGATTAATCTCTTCTGTACCGTATCCTAGAGCGTATAGATCACTGCCTGTTGCACGCAGAGCTTTTGAAACCTGACCAAATCGTTTAGCACCTTCTTCAGTGGTAGTACCAAATCCTAATAATCCAGCACCGTTTTTAGCAATCAGCTGACCAAACTTGTCCATGGTCATACCTGCTTGACCTGCTGCTATGGCAAAGTTGTTTACACTGCCACCAAATGTAGCACCGGATGCTGCTGCTGTTTTAAATGCACCTGTGGTTTTTTCAACCGCTTGGGCAACAGCACTAAACACTGTGCCTAAGATAGGTACTTTGTCAAATACACCGGCAGCACTTTCTAAACTATCACCAACATTGGCAAACTGTTTAATGGTATTGGTAAGACCATCGGTAAGTTTGATAAATCCTTTGGTTAGGGATGTTGCTTGTTTTTCTAAACCAGTTAGAGATTTACCAGATTCTTTGATTTTTTTAGGATCAAGAGCTGCACCTCCGCCACCACCGCTACCGCCACCACCTCCGCCTTTCATAGCTTTTAAGATAGCCTGCAGAGTTGCTTCAGTAGCAGCATTTTTTGCTTCTACGGTACCGACTCCTGGGATGTCTATGAATACTGATGCCATTTATTTTTTTCCTGGTAAAATGCGCATATAAATACTGTTATATAAATGTATTTATCGGAGTAAAAATGAGTGATAATTTAGAGGTGCAACAACCGGAGTTGCCACAAAATCCGCAGCCACAGGCTGCTAAAAACCCGTTGTCTAGTTGGTACAGACAACCAAAAATATATGTGTCATTACCAAGCAAGGGAAGATTTTATCCAGCAGGATCTTTAGATGTTAGCACCAACGGCGAATATGCTGTGTATGCTATGACCGCTAAAGACGAACTGATGTTTAAAACTCCAGACGCATTGTTAAGTGGCCAATCAACCGTTGAAATTATCAAAAGTTGTATTCCAGCAATTAAAGATCCTTGGAGCATGCCTAGCATTGATCTTGATTTTGCGTTAATAGCTATCCGCATAGCCACTTACGGTGAAAGCATGGAAGTGGGCTGCAAATGTCCAAGTTGTGAAGCTGATAACAGTTATGATGTTAATCTATCTCATTGGATTGGCATGATAGGTCAATTTAATTATGATGACGTGATCAACGCTGATCCACTGACCATTTATATCAGACCTTATACCTATCAAGAAGTTACAAAAACTTCTATCAAAGCATTAGAACAACAACGTATATTCAATATCATCAACGATGATAGTCTCAGCGACGAGGATAAGGTTGACAAGTTTGGCAAGAGCTTTGTTAAAATGACCGAACTCACTATTGATATTATCGCTGATACTATCAAAAAAATCGTAACACCGGATGGTGAAACATCAGATAAAGCTCAGATCAAAGAATTTATCAACAACTGTTCAAAAGATCTGTTTGATACTATTTCAAACCGTGTGACTTCTATCAAAGAACAGATTGAACTCAAAGCACAGAATGTCAAGTGCAACGAATGTGATCATGAATTTTCATTACCGGTTACGATGGATCAATCAAATTTTTTCGCCAAAGGGTAGCTAGTCTAGCCTTGTCTGAAATTTTAGAGTATTCTAAACAGCTAGACAAGGAAGCAAAAGAAATTAAAAAAGAAATTCTCAAGATGTGTTGGTATATGAGAGGACTAAGTTACTCGGAAGGAATGAATCTAAGTTTTGATGAGCGCCAGATAGTTGGCGAGATTATCAAAGAAAATCTTGAAACAACTAAAAAATCAGGCCTACCGTTCTTTTAGAATGCGGGCTTGAGTTCTTTGGTCAGTTTGACCTTTACTTTTCCAATAACTTCGTCACCAGCTTTCTTGATTTCAGCAGCTAATGTGTTGATATCAACCTTGCCAGTGGGTGTAGTATCAGCTGTTGGTTCGTCTGATGCAGGTTCAGCGGCTGTTGATGTTGCAGCTACGCTTTGATCTGATGTAGCATCTTGTTCAGGAGCAGTGTCTGTAGCATCATCAGAAGCAGCTGGCTGTGCTGGCGTTGCTAACTTCATAGAGTCGTAAACACTGTTGATCACCTCAGCGTCAACTCCTTGATCTTTCAATAGTTTGTAAACAGCATCGCTGTCTGTGGGACTGCCAGCTTTGGTCCAAGCAGTACGCAGTTTGTCTGAGGTAGTTTTGTTAGTAAGATTTTTACCAACCTGTTTGAGTTTGTCACCTACTACACCCGCAGCACCTTTTACTCCACCTTTTACTGCTGCACCTAATTTGTTTAGGAATGCCGGAGCTTCTGTTAGTTCTTGTGCTGCTATGCGATTAAACAGTAGATAAACTTGCCCTTCACTTAGTGGACGAGCCTGTACATAATAACTTTCTTTAGCAGCGTTGCCGGCTGCTTGTCCTGCTAGTGCTGATGCTACTGGAGTAATTACCTGTTGTAAAGTTGTTATACCTTTTATAGCATCAGCGATAGGTGCTGCTGTTTCACCTGCTTTGGCTGCTGCTGCTATAACTGCCTGTTGATATGACGGGTCTGCAACTTTTTGTATTAACGCATCTATTCCTGTTTGTGCGGCTTTCATAGCTTTGTTAGCTGGGCTGTTAGGATCCATTAGCGCATCAATCCCGCCTGCTGGCGTCGCGTTAGCGTCTAACCATTTTTGCACAAGATTATCATACGCTTGACTATCTTTAGGCAACATATTAAATTTTTGTGCCATAGGTGTGCCGGCATTGACTGTTATTACGTGTACTTCTCTGCCCTGTTGGATATTAGCCAGAGTATCTTTAAGTAACCCAGCAACTTTAGCCACGGCGGCTGCAGTTAATCCTGCTGTAAGTCCAGCAGTACCTCCACGTCCAACTGCTGTGGATAGATCTTCACCTTTTAATAATCTGTCTGCGATATTAACAATACCTACAGCAACTCCTGTACCTGTACCAATTGCTAGAGCACCAGCTGCTATACCACCTGCGGCAGCAACGCCTAACGCAGCAGCGATAGATCCAACTATGGCCAACAGGAATTTCTGCATGGCAGGATTTTTCTCAGCATACTCTGCATACTTGTCAATGGCTGCAATAACTTTACTATCCGGATTAGCAGCACGTATTTTATTTTTTAATTCTTTAAATTTAGCATCAGCTGCTGCCACAGGCGCTGATTTTTTAAGCATAGCTCCAAACTTATTAAACCATGCGTCACTGATTGTACCAGCAGCGTCTTTGCCTTTGCCCAGCAGTGTACGATTTTTACCTGTAGCACTAGCACCTTTTTCAACATCAGCAAACATCTGCATAATTTGATCTGTACTAAGGGCTGCTTCGCATAGTGTAGGATGTATTTCTCTTTCCCAAGTTTCAAAATACTGATCTTTTAGACCAAGCGTTTCAAATAATGGTGATCGTGATTCTAGTAGTTTTTGAATTTTCATATTATAGCATCGCGTATAGTTGTTTTTTCTGCTCAGGATTGAGTTTGGCCAATTGTTTTTCTATGCCCTGCGGTATACCATCAGCACTGATTTTTTCATATTCAGCGCCAGTAATACCAGAAGCTACTCCTCGTCCTATGGCTTTAAGCGCACTGCCAATTCCACCTTGTTTAGTTTGTTGTGTGCTGCCAGCACTGTCTGCAGATGTTGCTGCTGGTTGAACACCAGATCGTGCAGCATCTTGGGCAGCAGCTAAGAAAGCCGCATCTAATTGATTACCGGCTAGAGCTTCGTATACTCCTGCTGCTAGTTTTTGTGTGGGTAAAGTTTTTTTAGCAGCACGTTGTACACGTAGACGCTGTGCATTAGGAGTTTGGCTAACCTGTCCAGCGACTTTGCCACCTGTTTGTGGTTTAGCAGGCGGAGCCTGCGTTGCGGCAGCAGGATCACTAGTGCCTTTTACAGCAGCAGTAGCTTGATCAGCGGGTGTTTGTTTGCCTAATTCTGCTTGAGCACCCTGTACAGCACCCTTGGCCACATCAGCTACACCTTTGCCTAGAGTTTTAGCAGCACCGGCCACAGCACCTCCAGCAGCTTTAACTCCGCCAATGATTTTTTGACCAGAGGCTTTGAGTTGATCTCCAGCACTGGGAGTATTTTTAATAGCTGTCTCAGCACCCTGCGTGGGAATACCTTTGGATTTTAAAAAGGCCAACACAGCGTCCACTTCAGCAGTACCACCAGTACGTCCTAGATAGCGTTGGAATTCTTTTTTAAGTTGATTGGCATGGTCACCTGTTTCTAACTTGCCCTGTGCAGTACCACTGCCTAGTTTAGACAACGCCTTGTTACCTAATTTAGATAACATGCCCATAGGTGCTTCTTGTACTTGTGTTGATTCTACTAGAATGTCTGAGATTTTCATTGACAATTATTCCACATTGTATAAGAGATATTTATTCTTAATTACCGCTACAACGAGCTAAAGCTCGTTTGCTTTTTCGCGCTTCGCGCTCGAAGCACTTTTCTTTCTTCTTGAATTATCTAAGTTGTGAAAGATATGATATATTTGTGATATCACTATAAATGCGAAGCATTTTAGCATTATCTAGATTATTCAGTCACACTTAGCCCTGAGCGGGCTAAGAAAATGTACATTATCTGAGTTACACAGTACACAATAGCATTACAACATTACAGTGGCGGTCGTCCGGTACCACGAGTTGCGTCTTAATACGACGGCGGATTACTATACAGATGCTATCCCATATAATAACCGTAGGTTAATAACCTTCTTTTAGCCTTTAAATTCTTTTTAAACAGCAAAACCAGTTGTATGAAGGCATATCTGATCATGGTCCTGTTAAGGATACTTGCTGAGTGCTTGGTACAGCGCCAAGTCTTCCGTCCCTCTTTTTATCGAGTTGTCATAGGCACACGTTATTAACCTGTGCTAGTCTTATACTGTTTTGTTACTTGCCTGAAATTTCTTGATTATGTGAGAGCCGTGTACACGAACCTGGATGTGTCCGTTATACCAATCATCAGATTCTAGTACTTTACGTGCGAATTGCTCGCGAGCCTCTGTGTATGAGCATTCTGCTTTGCTTTGACAGTAAAACAGTATCTCTCTTTTGAAGTTATCTATGCCTAACAGTTCAACATCTTTGGTAAGTTCAGGACTGGAACCATAATATGTTTGCCAATCTGAATTAACTTTGCTGCGAACCTTCTTTTTCTTTTTTGTGCCGTTTTTTAGTTTATGAACTCTATAAGTAGTGCGTCTGAATTTTGCTAATTTTTTGCCTATGTACTTGCGATTTGAGGTGAGATTAGTGATTATGTAAACAAATCCTACACAATCTTCAGGAAGTTCCTCAACTAATTGATTTTCGTAATACCACGACATCAACTAGTTATCTTTGGTGGTCTCCCTAGTTTGCCTTTTCTGGCTAGCTTTCTTTCTTCACGTTTTGTCTGTATTTCTGTTCGCCTTTTACTTGCCTCGTTGCGTATTTCTGATAGCCAATAGCGTGCCTTAATGCCTGCTTCGTCAGAGCCTTTGTATTCAAAACGTTCCTGCCATTTAAAATATTGCTGAAACGCTTCAATCATTTTGTCATGGGAATCTGTGGTCATTCTATAATGTCAACATCGTTGGAATAACTGGTAAAGCCATTCTCTTTAATAACTTTTAACACGTGATTTACACGACTGGTCAAGTCATCACGATGACTAATTAAGAATACATTCTTATCACGCTCACGTGTCATGTGTTTTAACACAGCGATACTTGATTCAACACCACTGGAATCCATGCCAGAGTCTACCAACTCATCAATAAACAGTAAGTTGATGCTGTGATATAGATTCTCCCAAACATCTCGGAATGCCCAACTCATAGATAATATTAATCTATTGCGTTCGCCTCGGCTTAGATTATCAAAGTCTAAGTCTTGTCCTAACTGTGTAATGATAACTGTTAGATCATTTTGGAATTCTACAATGTGCGGTAATCCAATCTTGTCCAAATAATAGGTTAATCGTTGATTTAAGAATGCTAAGTTCTGATCAATAATACGTTTACGCACAAATGAATCTTTGTTTGTTAGTAATTTGTATAAGAATTCTTGATGATCTTTAACCCTCATAAGATCATTTACATGATCCCATGTGATTTCTTGTACAGCACTATTTGTTAAATCATCTATTTGTTCAAGGTACGGATTAATCTCTGCTTGTTTAGCAGCCAACTCTTTCTCTAGACCCTCGACTGTGCTTCGATGATTTAATGCTTCTTCGAGCGTATCATATATAGTCCTAGGAGAGTTCCCCAAATCACCCAATATAACCCTGGCATCTTTAAGATCAACTAGGTGCGTATTGGTCACTAACCACTGAGCAGCCGCTTCTTGTTTAGCAGTCTCTTTGGCAGCTAAAACTTCTTCGTGTTTACTGTCATGTAAGTCTTGACCACAGGCATAACATTTGTGATCTTTGAGATCTGTGATTTCTTTTTCTAGTTTATCAATGTCTTTTTGCTCACGCACTTGATCAAGATCAGCACGAGCAATGGCTTTGTCCAAATCCTGTAGGTCTTTCTTCTTGGTATTATATTCTACTAATAATTTGTGTGCGGCGATCTCTTCGTCTATGTTAATATTGCTTAATCCTAAAATACCACGATTAAGTTCATCAATATTTTTTACCTTGCTTTCATCCCACATCTGTTGTTTGCGTATCAGAGAATCAATACTCTGTTGTATGCGTTCATTACTAGCTTTGACAGTGTCAATACGAGTGTTTTCTGTTGAGATATCGTCCTTGGTTAAACGCAGTTGTTCTTTAAGTGCTTCTGCCTTTTCAGAGAGTAAGGTAATACCTAACAGTTGTTCAATGATCGATCGTTGATCGTTAGGCTTTAATGCCAAGAATGGTTCGGTATATGTGTTTAATGCCACGAGATGTTTAAACATTTCGTGACTCATGCCAATCATCTCTTCGATCGCTTTTTGTGTTTCTCGACTATCACCTTGTGACTCGTCAAGATCTTCAAGGTCTTGTTCTTGACCATTAATACTAAATTTCAGTAGATTAGGTTTACGTCCACGCTCGATATGATATTCTTGTCCATCCTTATCAAAGGTCACAGTGACCAACATACCCTTGCCGTTGATCTTGTTTACAAGATTGTCTTTTTTAATATTTGTTAATGCTGTACCGTAGATGGCATAGCTGAGACCGTTGATAATAGTTGTTTTACCAGTACCATTACGAGCACCGCTGTCATCCCCACCCAAGTCTAAGTTCTCGCCTAGTACCAAAGTAAGTTGTCCGCGATCAAAATCTATGGCCTGAGTCTGATTACCCACGCTCATAAAGTTTTTAACGGTTAAATTTTTTATCTTGATTGTCATAGATTATTATAGATATCCAATAGTAATGCTTTGTCGTAAGTATCACTTTCGATTGCTTGTATTTGATTCATAACAATAGTATCAACACTTTCAAAAGTAATATCGATAGGAGTTGCCTGACTGTCAACCTGTACTTTTTCTGGTATTAACATTAATTCGCGCAAGTCATACTGCGGCATGAATGTTTCTTTAATAAAGTTTGCTTCTTCAAAACTAATTGGCAAGTCAATAGTAACTCTGGCGTGCATTTTAGTCTTTAACAATCCTTCTGGATTATCAATGATCTGACTTAACTTGAATGTACGATACACGGGTTGATCTGGCCATGTGTGATATTCTGGTTTACCACCCCACTCTAGAATCATCATACCGCGGTCGTCATCGCCTGCGTCTGCATAGTTGTGTGGGAAAGCATTACCGATATAGGTAATATTACCTTTAGTCTGACGCTTATGGAAGTGACCACTGAACACATACTCTTGATTTACAAAGTGATCACCTTGTAACTGTCCGTGGTCTGGCATCTGTATCATAGCATTCATATAGAATAGCGGTAACTCTAAATGTCCAAACACATATCGACTTTGGATTTTAGGAACCTGTTTCCACTCGTCACCTATTAACCACGGCATAATAGTTACATCGCCTTCTGTGAGTGTTTCTCTAATAGGAACAATGTTTGGAAACAATCTCATGAACTCAATACTATTGATTTCGCGTTTGTCTTTGTAAAACAAGTCGTGATTACCTAAGATGAAATATACTTTTTCAAATGATTGACTCAACTTCTCTAGATTAGAAACTGTATAGTTCATAGTACTCACGTCTGTAGTACTACGATTATGATGCCAATCACCTAGGAAGATTGCTGTTTCACATCCTTGTGCTTTTGCAGTTTCACAAAACCAATTGACAAATTCTTCGCAATCATGATTATGCACTCTGCTGCCAGTCTTCAATCCAAAATGGATGTCAGTAAAACAGGCTACTTTTTTGAATAGACTCATAGTTTTATTTTAATATCTCTTAAGTTAAAGATCAATCGAAGTCACTACCTTCGCCAGTTTTTGGTAAACCAACAGTAGGTCCTGTGCCTGTGCTTGTACCTGAATTTTGTCGAGTCCAACTAGGAGTCATGCCATTCATTTCGAGGATGTCGTCTCTAATATTTTGGTTACGTTTTTCAATGTTGATGATACGTACAAAACTATTGGTAACAGCAGCAGTATAGTAAGCAAAAGGATTATCAGATTTACTTTCATCAAATTGTAGTCCTATTTGTGTTAATTGTAAAATAGCCTGACCCTTCATCTCGTCATTGTATGTATATCCACGGACATTACCCCGAGTCGCATATCGCTCACATAATTTTAAAAACATACGAGCTAGGTTATCGGTCATCTGCCCGTGTTCTTTATTGAACTCCCCAGTGTCTAGCGGGCCTTTCCAGTGGCTTTTGCCTACACATATTAAGTTGCCTTTTTCATCAAACTTCCAATGTTGGAATGGAGGAAAGTTGACTTTTTCGTGGCTGTCAGCAACATTTTTTAAAGTCTTTTTACGACCAGGTGCTAGAGGAACATGCTCGAATGACATGATACGGAATACTAAGTCCTCTTTTTGCATTTTTTTGTAATCAATTTCAAATTCTTTTGCAGGAATTTTCTTCCCACCAGCTATCATAGCAGCCTCGTGTGCTTCTTTAGATAGCCTAGAGGCACGGTTTCTTTTGGCTTCTGCTATAGTTCTTACATTAAGTTTTTCAAGGCTACTTACGATTAAATCGTAGTTTGAATATGATTTGTCCAAAAAAGAACAGTAAGTATTTTTGCTTCTGTGGATCTCTTTTAACAGATCTTTGTTGGTTAGGTATTTTATTTTAGGTACTAGTGACATTGATATGATTCTCCTATTACTTAATATAATAGCACATTTTTATAGAAATAAATAGAGTATAACGGAGAATATTTACTCAAAATGGCATTATCAATTAATCCATTAGCACAGCTAATAACACAGTCGTCTGAAGCAATATCCAGAGCTACTAACGAAGCAAATGCCGCATTACCTCAGATTGGAGATGCTATTTCTAAAGCCAATCTTGACGGTACAATATCAAGATTAAGCGGAGGCATTGGTAGTACACTGAATGGGTTAACTGGAACATTGCCGTCGATAGGCGGATTAAACATTTCCGGAGCTCAGAGCTTAGTAGCAGGTGCAGGAACAGCCTTAGGCGGTATTGGTAATGTTGCTTCAACAACAGTAGGAGGCGCGATCAGCAGTTTACAAGGGATAACAGGAGCCACTAGTAATATCACAGCAGATATTTCTGGAACGCTCAATAAATTAACCGGTGGCAATTTAGCAGGCGGTTTACAAAGTCTAGCTGGCAATATCTCAAAATCTGCAGGAATACTTAATAACATTTTAAGCCTAAAACGTGGTGCTAATTTACCGGCCGGTGGAGAATTATTTGCACAACGAGGACAGGCAATACAACTTCAACCAGGAGCCAAAAACGATTGGCGTGTACGAATAACCTGCCAATGGAATATTTTTAACAGCCCGTTGTTTAAATTATTAGAAAATACAGGTGGAGTTGTTTGGCCATACACACCAAACGTAACAGTATCAACTAAAGCAGAATACAATCCAATTAGTCCTACACACAGCAATTATGCTTATCAAGCATATAAGAGTAGTGTAATTGATGACATCACTATCTCGGGTGAATTCACATGTGAAACTGAAACAGACGCAGCGTATTGGATTGCCGCTACTACATTTTTTAAAACAGCAACAAAAATGTTCTTTGGACAAGGAGATAATGCTGGTAATCCTCCAATAGTCTGTAACCTAACAGGATACGGATCAAGTATATTTGATAAAGTTCCGGTGATTGTTAAAACCTTTTCAGTAGACCTTAAAGAAGATGTTAATTACATAAAATGTAATACATTTGGAACTAATACATGGGTACCGGTAATAAGCACCATATCTGTAACAGTTACACCAGTATACAATAGATCTAGAATGCGTAAATTTAGCCTCCAAGATTACTCAAGAGGAAAAACATCCGGCGGAGTAGGATACATTTAATGGCAACATATACTAAATCAAGCCCTTGGGTGAATACACCAACTAATAATCTATATCTAGAACTTTTAGAAATTAGATCTGTGCCTGCTGAGGCAGATGACTTCAGATATACTATTGAAAGTCATTACAAACATAGACCAGATTTACTTGCCTACGACCTATATGGTAATCCAAAATTATGGTGGGTATTTGTTCAAAGAAACATGAGCGTGATCAAAGATCCTATATATGATTTTGAACCAGGGGTAACGATATATCTTCCTAAGAAGAGTAATCTACAGAAATTCTTAGGAGTCTAAAATGGCATTAAGAGATCTTGGTAGAGGAATTACAGATTTAGTAAGACCAGATGGTGGAAGAATTCTTGAAGATACAATTTCTAATATAATTCCAACAGGAATAGCAACTAGAGCTACAGATCTTACTGTTCCCAGGGCTGCTGACTTTCTTAAAAACGGGGTTAGTAACGTAGAACAAAACCCCAATATTCCTAATCCTCAAAATACTAATTTACCTAGCATAGTAAAAAACCCGTTAGAAGAATTTGCTTCTATGACTCCGCTATGGACACTGGCATGTCTAACCCCCGCCCAATTTAATGATCCTAGATCATATAGAAACAGCACCGGCGATTTAAAAAATGTGATTTTTTCTTCAGGAGGTAGATTTGACAGTCAGCGCCAAAGTACCTTATTTGGAACACCTGAGTATTTCGTAAACAATTTCATGATGAAATCGATCATTGCCGCCGGTAGTAAAACCGGCAACTCTAATGCTTTTAAATTTGAATTTGATATCTACGAGCCATACAGCATGGGACTGTTATTACAGAGCATGCAGGCGGCGGCTCTAAATGCCGGATATTTAAATTATATGGAGAATTGCCCATATCTTTTAAGATTGGATTTTAATGGATATAAAGAAGATGGTACTATTCTAACTTCTATTAAACCTAAATTCTTTACGATGAAATTTACATCAGTTAAATTCCAAGTAACAGAAGCAGGCAGTCAATACAAAGTAGAAGCTATACCTTACAATCATCAAGGGTTTACTGATACGGTTAATGTAACCTACAATGATTTGAAAATAGTTGCATCAACAGAAGGAACGGTAGAAGACGTTCTAGTCAATAGTCCCGAAAGCCTTGTTGCTGTGTTGAATAAAATCGAACAGAATATGGTTGACGAGCAAAAGATAGGATATCCTGATGTATACGATATACAATTTCCTCAAAACTCTAGCGATTTCGTCAGCACTACTAAACCCCCACAGGCAAACGCTGCGGTTGTAGATCCTAATGCTCCTCCTGATGTAACAATACAAGGAGATATTGTTCCTTCTATATTGAGAACAAAATTAGCACAGGCTAAACTAGGGTTTAAAGGTAATGATATAGGCACAGCCAGTCTAGGGTTTACACAAAGTAGCGGCGGTAACTTCGTTATGAAAAAAGAAAGTGACCAGCGCGATGAAAAAACAGGTATAATTAACAGAGATGGGATGACTATTGATCCTAACAAGAGAGCGTTTCAATTTGGTAAAGGACAATCTCTCACAGCAATGATTAATAGAATAATATTAAGTTCTGACTATGCTAAAAAGGCAATGGAAACAGATAATATGGTCGATGGATTTATCAAATGGTTTAGACTAGATGTGCAGATAGAACTACTAAAATACGATCCTGAAGTTGGAGATTATGCTAGAAAAATAACCTATAGAGTTGTACCTTTCCTAGTCCATCATTCAGTGTTCACAAATCCTAATGCTGCTGTTATCGGACATCAAGGCATTAAGAAAGAAATAGCTAAAGCATATGAATATATCTATTCAGGACAAAACTTAGATGTTCTTAAGTTTGATATTAATATTAATAATCTATTCTACACAGGAAGTTCACCGAGTGCAGAAAATAAAAGTGCTCAAGTATCTAATCAAGATCAAAAAGGGGTAGCGGCCGACCCAGCTATGACAACAAAGAATAATCAAGGTACCGCCCCAGAAGCGCAAACTGCTACTCTTGGTAGAAGTCGAGTAAAACGAGATCCTAGTTTATTAGACGCTCCGCCTGGTGGGTCTGGTGATAGAACTACAGAACAGATGGTTGCAGAACAATTCCATAAGGCATTTATTGAAGGATCAAGTGCAGATATGATTACTGTAGATTTAGAAATTTTAGGTGATCCTTATTGGATAGTAGATAGTGGACTATCAAATTATTTTGCCGCTAGTGCATCCTCAACCAGTCAGATTACAGAAGACGGTACAATGAATTATGAAAGTGGCGAAGTTTATATCTATGTAACATTTAAAACACCAACAGATATTAGTGAAACAACAGGCTTGTTTGATTTTCCTAAAGTAAGTCCGTTTAGTGGGATATATAGGGTAGTTAACTGTGAAAGCCAGTTTAATGATGGCTTATTTAAACAAAAGATTAAATGCTTGAGAATGCAAGGTCAAGCACTTGACTACGCTGATAATCCAGCAGGTCTTAAAAATATCAAATCTACTAAACAAGGCGCTCTATCTGTTACTATTGCAGAAGAAGAAACAACTAAAACTTCTCCTATTGATGAAACCTTTCCTAGCATATTGAGATCTACATAATGGCAGAATATAAACGCACCCCGTCAAACATATCAGAACAGAGAAACATAGGAAATGGCCCATTTCTTGCTAGAATTGTCAGCCATCTTGATCCAACATTTATGGGTAGTCTTGAGGTTACTCTTTTAAGACATCAAGCAAATATCGCCAGTGATGATACACAGACATATATTGTTCGCTGCGCAAGTCCATTCTTTGGATATACTGGATTTGAATTTATGGGTCAAAATACAGCGACCACCCAGCGTACACAAGGCGAACAGGCACTAAATCAACAAGGGGTTGCTGGTGCTAGCACAATTGATGCTTTTAATGATACACAAAAAAGTTATGGTATGTGGATGGTTCCGCCAGATGTTGGTGTTAACGTTCTTGTGGTTTTCATAGACGGAGATCCAAGCCAAGGCTATTGGATAGCCTGTGTTCCTAGTAGATTTGCTAACCATATGGTTCCTGCTCTTGCAGGATCAACAGAAGTTGATCTAGATAGTGCAGATAAACAAAAATTAAATTGGCCAAATAAAGCAACAGGCTTAAAAATGCCATTACCAGTGGCAGAAGTTAATAGACGATTAAATCAGAAAGAACAAAATAGTGACGTTGACAAAATTAAAAAACCACTACACCCTATTGCTGAAAAATTTTTAGAGCAAGGGCTATTAGAGGATGATGTTCGAGGGGTTACAACATCGAGCAGTAGACGAGAAGCACCGAGTATGGTATTTGGTATTTCAACGCCAGGACCTCTTGATAGAAGACAGGGTGCTAAAAAAGCTAAGGTAGGAACTTTACAAAGTCCGTCGCCTTCTCCGGTTCCGGTAAGTCGATTAGGTGGAACAACCTTAGTTATGGACGACGGCGATGATAGATATCGTAGAGAAACATCTGCAGGTGCAGGGCCAGTAAAATACATAGACGTAATCGCTGAAAAAGATAAACCTTCTCAAGGTGATCCAACGATTCCATATAATGAATATTTCCGTGTAAGAACTAGAACCGGACATCAGATATTGATGCACAATTCAGAAGATTTAATTTATATTGGAAATGCTAAAGGAACAACATGGATTGAATTAACGTCAAACGGCAAGATTGATATCTATGCTCAAGACAGCATTAGCATTCATACAGAGAATGATTTGAACATCAAAGCCAATAGAGATATCAATTTGGAAGCTGGTCGAAATATCAACATAAGATCAGAAATTGGTCGACTTCATATGGATGTTGCCACAGACTGGAAAGTTACTGTAGGACAAAATAATAAAATTACAGTTGGTAAAGATTGTGAACATGTAGTTGGCGGTAATACAAAAATCACCACTTCAGAAAATTTTGATTTAGGCAGCGGCGGCTATAATAGATTTACAGCCAGCGGAAATACAGATATACGCAGCGGCGGTAATCATACTGAATCTGCAGCCAGGATCGATATGAACGGACCGTTAGCACAAGCAGCAGTTCAAGCAGTTGAAATAACTCCGCTAAATCTACATGCTAATCCAAGTACCAGCACACAAAATGGTTGGGATGCCAAATATCAGGGTGGAAATATTGCCAGCATTATGAAACGTATTCCAATGCACGAACCTTGGGTTCTGCATGAAAATCAAACCCCTCAATTTTTAACACCAACAAATACAGATAGAGAAATCTAGGAGTGACATATGGCCAATAAACTTTACAATCAAAAAGTCGTAGCAGTAAACAAAGCATCTGTTGGCGATAAAGGCGGAGTTTTTACCTATAAAGGATTTAGTTCTAAAGAAGTTAATCGTAACTATAAACTTTATGATATTGATCTAGTGAAACAAGATTTGATCAACCATTTCTATATTCGCAAGGGTGAAAAATTAGAAAACCCGGAGTTTGGCACAGTAATCTGGGACATGATTTTTGAACAGTTTACAGAAGATGTTAAAAATATTATTGCTAAAGACGTTGAAGAAATTATTAATTATGATCCAAGAATCATAGTAAATGAGGTTCAAGTTGATAGCACTGATCAAGGTATAAGGATTGAAGCCAACATTACTTACATACCGTTCAATATTAATGAACGTATGACGTTTGACTTTGATAAAGACAATTCTATCATAAACTAAGCACTTTATTTTGCTTGATAAATATGATATAGGAAATAACAAATGACCACTACAAGTAGACAAAATAACCTAATACTCAACGAAGATTGGACACGTATCTATCAGACATTTAAAAATGCTGATTTTAAATCATACGATTTTGAAAATCTACGTCGAGTAATTATATCATATCTAAGAGAAAATTATCCTGAAGATTTTAACGACTATATTGAATCATCAGAATACATGGCACTCATTGATGCTATTTCTTTCTTGGGTCAAAGTTTAGCCTTCCGTTTAGATCTAGCGTCAAGAGAAAACTTTTTAGAATTAGCAGAACGTAAAGAATCTGTATTACGTCTAGCTCGTATGTTAAGTTACAATGCTAAACGTAATGTGTCAGCTAGTGGTCTACTTAAATTTTCTACAATATCAACAACAGAATCTTTAATAGATAGCAACGGAAAAAATTTAGCTAACCAAGTAATCCAATGGAATGACCCAACTAACACAAACTGGTTAGAGCAATTTCTTACAGTATTAAATTCTGCAATGGCAGATAATACAGAATTTGGTCGCAGTCAAGGTAATGCTATCATACAAGGAATTCCCACAGAACAATATAGATTTCGAACAATATCACAAGATGTTCCAATCTATACATTCAGTAAAACTGTTGCCGGTCGAGGAATGGTATTTGAGATAGTTTCAACATCATTCAAAAGTAGTGAATCTATATACGAAGAACCACCTGTGCCAGGAAACCAGTTAGGATTTGTTTATAGAAATGATGGCAGCGGTCCAGGATCACCAAACACAGGATTTTATTTGATGTTCAAGCAAGGATCGTTAGAACTTGCCGACTTCAGTATTACTGTTCCAACAACTAATGAAAAAGTATCTGTAGACAGTACAAATATTAATAATGATGACGTGTGGTTATTTAAAGTGGGCTCATCTGGAACACAACAAGACCAATGGACTAAGGTGTCAAATCTTATTGGCAATAACATCGCTTACAACAGTTTATCACAGGATATTAGAAATATTTTTGCTGTACAAACAGAAGAAGATGATCGAATTGATCTAGTATTTGCTGATGGCGTTTATGGTAATTTACCACAAGGGAGTTTCCGTGTTTATTATAGAGTAAGTAATGGTTTATCATATACTATCGCCCCAAACGAACTACGTGGCATTAATATTTCCGTTCCATACGTTAATAAATCTGGAACAGAACAAACAATCACTATCGGGTTAGCATTACAAGCAACAGTAGCTTCTAGTGCTGCAACTGAAGATATTGACACAATTCGTATAAATGCCCCGGCACAATATTATACACAGAATAGAATGATTACAGGTGAAGATTACAATCTTGCACCGTTGGCAAGCTCACAAAATATTTTAAAAATAAAAGCAGTTAATAGAACATCAAGCGGCATTAGTCGTAACTTTGAAATTATTGATGCCAGTGGAAAATATTCTAGTGTGAACATTTTTGCCGACGACGGCTTTGTCTATAAAGAAGAAATAGAATCGCAGATCAATTTCAAATACAGTAGCAGAGTTGACGTAGTTAATACTATTAGAAATATTATAGAACCGGTATTCACTGAAAAGGATGTTTACAATTTTTATCTTACAAAATTTGATAAGGTATTCTTTACAGATGAAAACTCTGTATGGCAACAAAGCACATCAGACGTTAATATAACTACCGGTTATTTTAAAAATATTGTTGACAATACTTTATTAAAAGTAGGATCGTATTCTACCAGCCCTTTAAAATATCTCTCATTTGGGGCATTAATTAAATTTGTCCCCCCAACAGGATATGCGTTTAAGAAAGGAGCATTGGTTGTTGCTAGCCCAACAGACGCCGGTCAAACAGATCGAATCTGGACCAAAGTTATTAAGGTAGTTGGTGACGGTACTAACGCAGGAAGAGGTGCGTTAACTAGCGGATTAGGTCCTGTAACATTTAATGATACGGTACCAAGCGGTGCTATAGCTAAACGAATTATTCCTAAATTTGTAACAGATTTGCCACCAGCACTTGAAACTGAAATTGTTAATCAAATACTACAGAATTTAAATTTTGGATTGCGCTATGATGTAGTTACAGCATCTTGGAATATTATCACAGCATCTAACCTTAATCTAACAGACTCGTTCAGTCTTGGTAAAGAAGGCGATACTAGTAATGTTAATCTTGACTCATCATGGACAGTTGCGTTCATTAAAGAAGTTGATCAATATGTTGTAAGAATACGAAAATTAAGTTATAGATTTGGTAGTGTAGAACAAATCTTTTAAGAAATGAATTTTCATTTGAAATTTACGATACAATTAAATTTGAAGATGGGTACGAAAGTTCTGTTGAGATTGAAGTTGCATTCTCTGATACAGACGACGACGGTGTGGTTGATAATCCAGAATCTTTTGAACAGATCGTGGGTGAGGATACAGATTTAAATTATCTATTCTTCCAAAGTATTACAGATACAACAGGAGAAACAATCACTAGATTAATTGATAGTGATACAGTTAAAATATATCAGTTAGAATCTCAAGTAAACATTAACGATGAAGAAAACGGACAATTAATATATTTCTATGATGTTAATGAAGATAGAGTTAAGAGGGTAAACAAAACTACAAATACTTTAGATCTAGAAACAGAGTATAAAGGTGTTATAGGTAGAGATGCATTAAAATTCCAATACACTCACAACGCTAATGTAGATCGAAGAATAGATCCAAGTGTAAGTAATATCATTGATATATACCTATTAACAAGAAGTTACGATGAAGCTTACAGAGTATACTTGGCCGGAGGTACTTTGGTTGAACCAACTGCGCCATCCAGTGATAACCTGAGAATCACATTTGGCACTACACTTGACGCTATTAAAGCAATCAGCGATGAAATCATATATCATCCGGTGAAATATAAAGTATTGTTTGGATCAGTAGCTGAAGAGAAGTTAAGAGCACAATTTAAAGTAGTTAAAAATCCAACACAATCTATTAATGATAACGATTTGAAAGTTAGAATTGTTTCAGCCATTAATGAATTTTTTGATATTAATAATTGGGACTTTGGTGATAGATTCTATATCAGTGAATTGATCACATATATTTTAAATCAGACAGCACCGGATATTAGTAATCTTATTATTGTTCCTAGGCAATCAAGTCAGGAGTTTGGTAGTTTATTTGAAATACAAAGTACTCCTGATCAATTATTAATCAGTGGTGCAACGGTAGACGACATAGAAATAGTATCCGCGATAACTGCATCAGAAGTTAGAGCTTCCGCAACCAGCATAGTAACGACAACATAATATGGCAAATGATAAATTCCCTAAGAGTGGGTTACCAATAAGAAAAACGGTTGACCTATTACCGGCAACTTTTAGATCAGAGTCTAACGACAAGTTTATGTCGGCAGTTGTTGATCCATTAGTTCAACCTGGTGTTCTTGAAAAGATAGTTGGATATGTAGGTCGTAGATTTGGTAAAACTTATGGCGGTACTGATGTTTATCTAGACTCTGACGAAACACTAAGAAGTAGATATCAGCTCGAACCTGGTGTAGTTATTAAAGATAACAACGGCAACGTAGAAAAATTTTACGATTATATCGATTTCAAAAATCAATTAAAGTTTTTTGGTAACAATGTAGAACGTGATGATCTAACCACAGCACAAGAACACTTTGCATGGAATCCACCAAAACACTGCGACAAATATGTAAACTTTCTAGAATGCTATTGGATACCAGAAGGTCCTCCTCCTGTTGACGTATTTGGGCAATCTGATAAAATAGTCACCCAATACCAAGTAACATTAGGAGCTACTGGCAATTCTTATATTTTCTCTCCTAATTATACTAATGCTAGTTATATTAATAATCCCACATTAACTTTCTATAGAGGAGCAACCTACAAATTTAGAGTTATCTGTCCTCAAGAAGGATTTGTAATTAGATCAAATTATGATACAGGATCCCTATTGTTAAACCCAAATAGAGCGTATCAGCCAGGAGAATTGGCGGTATATGACAATAAACTTTGGAAAGCCAAAGTATTTGTTGCTCCCGGTGATGGAAGTAGTATCGATGCAGATAGCCAAGATTGGGAATTTGTAGAGATTGCTACATCTACTTCAGTTTTAGACTATAATGATGGAGTAACCAACAACGGTGTAGAAAATGGATTTATGGATTTTACAGTTCCATATAATGCTCCCGATGTACTCTATTATCAAAGTAAAGTTACTCCTGATAGATTTGGTCGTATTATTATCGCAGATATTGAAGCCAACACATTTGTAGATGTTGAAAAAGAAATTATTGGCAAGGCAACGTATACTAGTGGTAATGGTGTTAAATTTACCACGGGTCTTATTGTTGAATTCAAAGGTAATGTAACTCCTGCAAAATATGCTAAAGGTCGATATGTAATTGAAAACGTTGGTGCTAAAATCAATGTGGTCAATTGGGACGATCTGGTAATTCCAAGATTATCCAAAGTCGTACCCGAAGTAACATTTGATGATGGTGGATTTGATACCGGACCATTTGATGATGCTACGGCCTATCCATCAGAAAAAGATTATCTTGTAATCAGTCGTGATAGTATTGATCTCAATCCTTGGACCAGATATAATCGTTGGTTTCATCGAGCTGTATTAGATTATGCCTACGGTTTGCGAGGACAAGAATTTACAGCACCAGAAGAGGCAAGAGCGAAACGACCAATTTATGAATTTCTACCAGGTATACAACTATTCAATCATGGAAGAATTGCCAAAGAAACTGTTGACTACATCGACACCTATACTGACGATATACTTTCCAAAATTGAAGGTAGTGCAGGCTATAGTGTCGACGGTGAAGAATTGTTTGAAGGTGCAAGGCTTTTAGTAGTTGCAGACACAGACGATCTAACCAATAACAAAATATATGAAATACAATTTATAGTACACAACGGCAAGAACCAAATCCATTTAGCTGAAACAGAAGACACTGTTTCTAAAGAAGGTGAATGTGTATTAATACGTCGTGGAACAAATAATCAAGGACTAATGTTCCACTTCAATGGAACCGCCTGGGTTAAGAGTCAAGAAAAAACTAAAGTAAATCAACCTCCGTTATTTGATGTATATGATGAAGATGAAGTAAGTTTTTCAGATACTACTAAGTATCCAGATTCTACATTTGCTGGATCTGAGATTGTTGGCTATAAGGTTAACCCCAATGGCATACCGGATCCTGAATTAGGAATTAAATTAACATTTCTTAATATTGATAATATTGGTGACGTTGTACAACATTTTAATTGGGACACTGATACATTCACATATAGAGACGGTAATAATGTAATCACTAAACGTATTGCCACAGGATACTATTATCTAGATCCTACTGGCGGATATGGCGGATGGGGCAATGGGTGGACACCGTTATCATCAAAATACACGATGCCAATATTAGACAGTGTTAAAATTACATCGACGACAAATACATTTACTATTGATACTGTTGATTGGACTCTTCTTCCGAACGATGATGAGTTTGCAATTAGATTCTATGTAAACGGAGGTATTTACAAAGGACCCTATGTCAGGACTCGCGGAACATTTACCTTTACTGAAAGAACATTTAAAGAAAATGACATCATAACCATAAAGGTAGTTGCCAACGTAGAACCAAAATCTGGTTACTATCAGATACCGTTAGGATTAGAAAAGAATCCATTAAATGCACCGGTGGCACAATGGACACTAGGTCAAGCAGCTGACCATTTAAATTCCGGATTAGATTTTAACACATTGTGGTCAGGGGTTGTTCCCGGTCTTAACGACCTCCGTGATATTCCTTTCGACGAATTTGGCCAACCGTGGAATACATATAGTACTCGTTATCTACATCATTCTGGAATTACACCATTAGCGATTGCATTGCTATGTGATAAAACAACTAATATTGTTAAAGCATTACAATATTCTAAAAAATCATACACAGATTTTAAAAATAACTTTGTAGCAAAAGCTATAGAATTACCGTATAACGAAAATATTCCAAACTTTGTTGATGATATTATTTCTAATTTAAGTAGAACGAAGAATATTAATAGTCCTTTCGCCGACAGCGATATGGTTGGTAGTGGAGCATATACATCTATTAATTATACTGTTGAAGATACTGGAATTAAAATATTTGCATTATCAACAAGATTTGTATTAACTGAATTAAGTCGACGTGCAGTATATGTCTATATAAATGGAACACAATTATTACACGGAAAAGATTACGAATTTAATGGAACATTTGGCTTTGTAACTATTCTCAAATCATTAAATGAAAACGATCTAGTAGATATTAGAGAATATGTTTCAACAGCATCGTGTAATATTCCATCAACCCCATCAACTTTGGGATTGTATAAAAAGTATACTCCGATGAAATTCGTTGATGATACATATCGCGAACCTAAGGAAGTCATCCAAGGACACGATGGTAGCATCACTATTGCCTATGGTGACTTCCGTGATGATCTGTTGTTGGAATTAGAATATAGAATTTACAATAATATCAAGACAGAATATAATGCTAAGGTATTTGATATCGACGCAACTATTGGCGGATATTACGGTAATGCTCTATTCAACAGAGAAGAATTAAATGATGTAATTAATCCAGAATTTTTAAAATGGGTTCAAAATACAAATATTAATTATACCTTAAATGAATATTTTATAGAGTATGAACCTTTCACATACACCTATACTAATATGTCAGACCCAACCGGCACACAAAACTTGCCAGGATGGTGGAGAGGTGTATACAAATGGTTCTATGACACAGATCGCCCACATCGTTGCCCATGGGAAATGTTAGGCTTCTCAGAACAACCAACATGGTGGGAAGCACAATACGGTGCTGCACCTTATACCAGCAACAATCTAATCTTATGGGAAGATTTGCGTGATGGAGTTATCCGTCAAGGAACAAGAGCAGGTCGGTATGACAGATATAAACGTTCATCATTGATGAGTCATTTACCGGTCGACGGTGACGGTAAATTATTAAGTCCGTTAGATTCTGGACTAGCTAGAGATTTTGTTTTATTGAATAATCGAGGATCATTTACATTGGGTGATGTATCACCGGTTGAATATGCTTGGCGATCAAGTTCTGAATGGCCTTTTGCTATAGCTATCGCAATGTGTCTGTTAAAACCATTTGATTTTATCGCTAATAGTTTTGACAGATCTACAACTAGAAAAAATAAATTAAATCAAACTATCAATAAAACCACAGGAACATTTGTTACTCTTGAAGATCTTATTATTCCTGAAACAGCAGGAACGCAAGCAGCAGGTTTAGTAAATTATCTAGTCAGCTATGTTAAATCTAAAAATTTATCATTAGATATTCTGTCTAATAATATTAAAAATCTATCAGTTCAGATGTCTACAAGATTAAGTGGATTTGTAGATAAAGAACAACAAAAATATCTATTAGATACTAAGAGTCCTCAATCAGCAACTAGTGGAATTTTTATTCCTCCCGAGAATTACGATATTGTATTCAATGTCAGCTCTCCTGTTAAGATTTTAACCTATAGTGGGGTATTGCTAGAAAAAACAGAAGGCGGATGGATACTCAACGGATATGATGATGTATTACCATATTTTGGATATTATGAACCATTAGTTAGTCAAGGGGATCCTTTAATATCAGTCGGCGGCGTAAGTGAAAATTTTGTTAATTGGGAATCCGATTATAGATATTCAAATGGCCAGATAGTTCTATATAAAAATGATTTTTACAGAGCAAATATAACACACGAAAGCTCAACACAGTTTGTTTTAGCCAACTGGAAGAAACTACCTAAGCTACCAGTAACAGGTGCTGTAGAAGCATTGAAAAGAAGAGAATTTAACAAGATACGAATTAAAAAATTAAGTTACGGTTCTAAACTAACAACGATACAACAGGTAGTTGATTTTCTTTTAGGATATGAAGAATACCTTAAAGACCAAGGATTTATTTTTGATAATTATGATCTAGTAAACCAAGTAAGCCAAGACTGGACCACAAGTTGTAAAGAATTTATGTATTGGACCAAGCATAATTGGGCTATAGGATCGATTATAGCTCTAAGTCCAGCAGCAGAAAAA